CTGCACGATAAGAAGCAATACCTTTGCGGTTTAAACCACCTTCAGGATTCTTTCCTTCTTTTCTCTGCCAAGCTGCAGATTCTATAAATTGTTTGAGTGTTTTCATGCACCAATCGCCTTGTTAGATTTAAATGACAATAAAGAAATACCTTTTTTCTTCAACTCATCTTCTTTCTGTGCGCCAATGGAAGCACCAGTTTCATCACCTTGCATCTCTACAACTTGTGATGCTTTACCATCTTTCTTTTTGTTAATCTTCTCGCCCATGTCACGTCCAATGCTTTCACCAGACGCAGCCATGGATAATCCAGGTTCTATGCCTTTGTCGATGGATTCTTTGATTTTCTTGGATTGGCGTTCCCTGATTTCTGAGAGCGTGAGTTTTTTGCTGGAATCGGTTTCGCAGCCGCAGTGCTCGTTGATTTGGCCACCGGTTTCTTTATTGGTGCTGGTGCTTTTACCGGAGGTGCTTCTACCACTGGTGCCACTGACTCTATCACTGTAGCTTTCAGTAAAACTGGTTCCTGTACCGATTGTTTGCGACTCAAAAGTTCTTTGATAAATTTCATCATTTCTATTCTCCTTTAATTTAACGACATAACCCTTACCTTGTTGTGCCACTTCACCATTTTTCGTGTGTGCTTCTTTTGCAGCAGACCGGCGCAACATAAAAATTCTAGGATTTCCATTCTTGTCGGTGATATATTTATCACCAGATTCAAATTCTTTACCAACCAGTTTGACACCAGAAACATCTTGAATTAATTTCCACGCATCGCCATGTTTATTGTTGGCCATGTGTGATTTGAATTCTTTCTTTTGTTCAGGTGTTGCCTTCTGGTGAAACTTCATAACTTCCATCATTCCAATATTACCAGCATATGCCGCCTCTTGGATTTTCTTCATTGATGAACCAGTTGTTGGCACACTGACCTCTCCTGGTTTCTCTCTTGGTACTTCAACTAACTTACCATTAACAGAATGGTGTGTAACTTTACCTTGTTTACCATAACGGCCAAAACCATAATATGACAAACCGAGTTTATGTGCTTGGTCAGCTGATTGACCTTGGCCATCGGCATGTGCAGACAATTCTGCTTGTTTTGGTGGTATAGGGAATCTATTCTTGCGTTCCATCTCAGAAGCAATCCAATTCTCCGCAGGTTCACTTTTAGGTGGTGCCTGTGTGAATTCACGGACATTCTTAAAGATATCCATCAACTCCATTTTCTTTTGTTTAACAAGTTCGGGGTCTGCCGAGCGTAAGTCTTCCGAATTGTCAAACTCAATATAGTTTGTGCCAAATAACTTGGCATATTCTGTGCGTGAGCTCTGTACCGAATCCCACTTCTCTTTGCGAATGGTTTCAGGTACGGCACGACCACCACGTTGACCGCGTTCGATGTTTCTCTGTGCAGATATATCATCACGTGTATTGACCAGAAGCATTTTGGTATCATATCCAAGTTCTTCTAGTTTAGATTTAATCTTTTTAGTTTTTTCGAGATCGTCACCTGTACCATTGATAATCAAACCATTACGACCTAATAATGCCAGACGCTGGCGCAAATCTGTAATTGATTTTGCACGACCACGAACAAAGTTGCGTTTTTCTTCTTCGGACTTAGGCATCTTCTTGTCGAGGCCTTCTTTGTCCATCATAAATTCTAGTGCTTTGTCTGAATTTATTTCTGTCAGACCATGGCCAGCGAGTGTGTTATCGAGTACATAGTCTTTACCAGAACCAGGACCACCTGCCAAGAATACTGCCTTGAAGATAGATGCATCATGTACACCTTCGTTCAATAGTTGTTCAAAGGAATCATCAACAGACTCGACAAATAATAATTCAAATAATTCGTCTACTGATTCATTCATATTTCCACCGATGTATTTGTCTAAAAGTTGTTTTACTTTGTTTTCTTTTGTAGCTCTTGGATACAAATCACCAATGATAGTTTTACGACCAGCATCATCTGCTTTGGTGTACATTGAACGTATTTGACTGCCAGAATAAACTTCTTTGCCATTCACTTTAAAGACATGTTTTTTGGTTACATAAACATACCCATGACCACCTTTTGGATCAAATGATACACAATCTTTGATTGATTTGAATGGTTGATAGTATGCAGGTGAACCATCTTTTTTGGTGTAGTTCACTGGATCACGATCACTACGAACCAGAATAAGAATGTCTTTCTTCGGATCGTATTGAGAAAGAATTTCTGTTGGATTAACTGGTTGTGCAACTTGAACAAACTTATCTTTAACGCCTGCTTGCTGGGCTAAGAATTGTTTGTCTTTGAATGGAATTGGTCGATTCTTGGTATCGTTGCTAGCTGCAACATAGAAATCGGCAGAAGGAAAAGCACGTTTAGCTTGATCGTAACTGCTCGTGTGTCCAGCATGGAATGGTTGAAAACCACCACCATAAACGACAACAACTTTAGGTTGGCCTTTGGCCTCTTGAAAAAACTGACTAAACTTCATTTCCGCCTCTGCAGCAGTTAATATTATACTCTATTTATGTATTCACGAATTTCACCAACCCAATCGGAACATGCACCAAAAGCATTAAGAGATATAGTTTTCTTGGTTGTCCAGATTGACTCTGGCATCACCAACACTGTCAACTGATTAACTGGTTCCTTACCTGGATATGCCCAAACATAACCCCAGTTAGTCATCGTGTAATCATCAACATTGTGCCAGAAGCAATGCAGTTTGTTCTTTAGACAATAACTGAATGCTTCTTTGTTTTTGCAATGAATCCAGAGTGTTTGTTTACGTGCAGTTAAAAACTCAGGATCCACCAAGTATTGCGGTGCATCGTGGCCAAAATATAAAGCATCATCGACACACCATAAGTCCACTTCTACTGAGAATCCATCATCGATAGCTAAATCGATGTAATCTGGACTATTTTCTAAATGTGGTTTTGGACCAGAAGTATTACCACGATGTGCAATTAATATCATATGTTTATCACAACTCCTAAGTTTTCACCAGACGGATATGGGAGTTTAATCTCAACCTTCTTACCAATCTTATTGAATAGGTGGTTGTGTACTGCTTCCGAGAAACTTTGAGGATACACATCATGGAATGCCAACACATATTTCTCACCAAGCAGTGGCAAGAATGCATCAATGTCTTTAATCATTTGTTCCGGAAAATGTCCTGCGTCAATGAATACGAAATCCAGTTTCTCTGCAAAATGTCTACGCACACAAGTTTCTGTGTCATCCGGACTCCAACCAATCTCTGGAAACAGTGTGTCTTCTAAACCAAACTGTTCAATCAAATACTTAACTGATTTGTAACCATCGGCCTTATCATACACTTCACGTTGCATATCTCTGTAGTGACCTGGATTACCTTTGGATTCTTCAATATAGGCATCCATCGTTACAATCTTACCACCAGTCTCTTTGAAACCTAAACCTAATGCTGTCGAACTAATACCAAATGCAGTAGCACACTCATAACCACGTTGCAAGTTGTGTTCTACGATTAGGTTTCTCAGAAAGTTAAATTCTTCTTCTTTGATGGAGTAAGGATATGGATGATTACTCATCTTAAGATTACCTCTACCACTATCAGAGTAGGTTACTGGTCCATCTTTTAATTCTATGATATCTTTAAATGTATTACTTGTCCAATTCAACATAAGGTCCTTTTGGTGTGTGCATAAGAGTTCTATTTAGATTTATCTCCTGCCATTTAAATCCAAGATTCTTAATGTGTTGCGTTGACATAACATGTGGACATAACAAATCGGTTTGTTTGTAGACAGAACCAATTACTGTAATCAACTTGGTGAAGAACATCATTGAAATGAAATTACCAACTTGCATCACATCACCTGTGCCTTGACCTAAATGGTTTCTGGCTGCAACAGTGTAAAATACATTTGGATCAAAATCTGGCAAGTCATCGTGTATCAACATATCGGGACGCATACGAATTACCAAGTCATATGATGTTTGTAGTTGTGCAACATGCGTTTCGAGTGCGGCAAAACCTTGATGCATCTTATAGAACATCGATAGTATATTCTTTGGTCTGTGTGCATAGTTCGTAAAGTATTCACCACAAGCCTCAAAGTGTTTATTGAAATCTTCCCAGTACTCTTTTACATAGTGTACTGGTTTGTATGTCTCTAATATTTCATCATCAACAATTTGTGGTGCGCCTTCATAGATGCCGGTTTCATTTTGTTTATCACCAGGAATCCAATAGGCCTCATCGTCCCATGTGTGAATGTAGATATCAGGATTGTACCGGTCAATGATCTTTTCTTTGAAATTAGGAAACACCTCTTTCCAACAACGGAGGTGTCCTGTCAATACGACTGCAACTTTCATTTATGGTTCTCCAAGAAGTAATTTAAATCTTCTGGAGTACCGATGCCCCACATCTTAGGAACATCTTTGACACGAATCTTCTTACCATCACCAATGGCTTCATTGAACACCGGACACACATAGAATTCTCTGTTGGTGCGGATATCCTTTTCAATCATTTGTTCAGCATACTTAACATAATCAGAACCTTTTTTCCAATAGTAGATACCGACAGTTGCGATATCCGAAATTGGATTCTTCTCTGCTACTTCTGTGACGAAACCGTCATCTCCGAGTTTTGCGAATGACCATTTTGGATGGGTTGCCCTAAAGGTAACAATACCACCATCAACACCGTCAGCAGTAAAAGCATAAAGACATTCATTTGAGTTCCACTCCACATATTGGTCTGAGTTTGCCAGTAATAGTGGCTCATCGTTGTTGATGAGTTCTTTGGCTAACAGTGTTGTACATGCTGCACCTTCTGTCAAACTATTAACCTGTACGATATCACATCCAGGTGAGATTAAGTTTAACAACTGTTTGAGATTATATTTATCGTAGTGATTTTTTTGTACGATATAGATGAAGTGTGCATCAACATTTAAGTTCTCTGTCACAACTTGAATCATTGGTTTACCATTAACTTCAATCAATGGTTTTGGGAATGTGTAACCAGCTGCGGCAAATCTACTACCAGCGCCAGCCATAGGAATCAGTACGTTCATTTTTTTATCTCTCCATGGTATCATTTTCTTAATTACACCGTTAAGTGTATCGATTGCTTCATCAATTTTTTCCATCGTCAAGTCGTGTGAATCTTTAACTGGAACCAAGTGGGCACCAGAATCTAATGCACCTTGCCGGCCAATATGACTGTCTTCAATGATGACTGTATTTTTAGGAAGTACATCCAGTGCGGTCATACACTGCCAGTACATCTCTGGATATGGTTTAGTTCGTTTCACATCTTCATTGGAGACATAATAGTCAACATATTCCATCACACCAATAGACAACAGTGCGAGTTTAACTGTCTCACGGATAGAATTGCTTGCGACAGCAATCTTAATTCCACCCATACTCAACTTGGCAAACATTTGCCTGAGTCTGTTGTTCTTTGGGAATTGCCGAATGAGGTTGAATGTTGCTGTTTGTTTATCTTGCCAAATCTGATTGAAATACTTGCGATCAAGTCCTTTTTTCTCAGACAACATCTCAAGTTTTTTTGTGGTGTTTAGGCCATCATATAGACTCAAGTGTTCTTCACGTGTGATAACAAACTTATCATCAACTCTACGCAGAGCAGCATTCAATGCTTCGTAATGTAGTTCACGGGATTCAATCAATACACCATCAAGGTCAAAAATTACTAATTTATTTTGCATCTCTATGCCGCTTATTATGTTTCACAATACTGTTGCCATTACATTTCACCACATATCTATTACGCACTCGGAGAGACCATTCAACATCTTCAGCCTGACCGTGTGTAAGTTCTTCATTGAATGGATTATCTAGTGCAACTTGTTTCTTCACCAGAAAGTATCCACCAGATACGTACATATAGTTAGTACGTGACCAATCATCATGTCTCAGTGCTGTGTAACGTGGAAATACAGGATCATCCCATGTCACCCAATCTGTGAAGTGTCTCTTATCATTGATGAGTAGTTGTTTATTGGAACAGATATGCCATTCTTCACCAAACTCCAAGAAGTTCTTGTACCAATCTTTGTCAAACACATAGTAGTCGTGCATCAATACGATATTGTCGTACTTGGCTGATTGAACGATGGTGTTTTTCTTGCGTGTCACCCAACCAGGTCGTTGAGTCTCATCAAAATAGATATGTGTTACATCAACCATATCCTCTTTCTTCTCGCCGCCTACAATTAAAATTTCATATTCAGGTATTTGTAATGCCCTGATAGATGAGATCACTTCATCGATTTGTGGTTGATTAGAATAGTCTGTTGTTATACCAAAAGTTATTTTCATATTAATTTCAAAATGTCATTTACTGTGTTTTTAATCAAATGGGCGTTCATCACATATTCATATGCATCATCAAGTTTGGATTGTGGCACACCTTTAAAGTCAATCATATATTCACGCAGAACGGAATCATTATCATAGGTGAAGCCAAAATCTTTCAATACTTTGGCACCTGCAATACTGCGTGATGCCCATGCTGTTCTATTCAACATTGATTCCAAAAGAACCAATCCAAATCCTTCTGAGTGTGAATGCATGATGTAAAGATCGGCATCTCTGATGGCAGACATAACATCGTTGCGGTCATCAATCATCATTACTTTTACATTTTCAGAATCTGGCGGCATAATATCGTGACGATTATCATAACCAGTCAGTACAAGTGTAATGTCATCACGGCCGACAGCATTAAATGTTGTAATCAATTCGTGAAATGCTTTGTTAGGCCAGAATCCACCACACGACAAAAACATATATGGTGTTGTGATTTTATACTTTTCACGAAATCCAGGTGCACCAGTAGAAATGTTTGCATCAATGCCATGTGATACGCGAACCGATTTCTCACGATGACCGTGTTTTACTGTTGAGTCCCAATCTTCTTTCGTAGAACATCCAATGTACTTAACGTGTTTCATTGCATGTTGATACACAGCGCTATCAGATGGTTTAATCAACATGAATAACATTGGTGAAGGAATTCTTTGTGAGTTCATTAATGCAACATCTTGTACACCAACATCACCACCATGAACAACAATCAAATCAAAGAGTTCTGAACCCATAATCTGAAAGTCACTTGTTACCTTAACTCCATTTAAATCACCTTTGTGTTCACCGGCAAGTACAGTTACATCATGGCCTCGGCTGAATGTTTCCTCTGCCATATCACGCACATAATTTTCAGAACCACCAGGATACGGAGCATATCGGTGAACAACATATAATATCTTAGCCATATTTTGCTTCAATGATCTTTCGCCATGCAGGCACTCTATCATACTGGTGAACAATCACATACTCTTTATTCTGTGATGTTACTACTTTATCTAGTTCCATGTGTGGAGATGGTTCTAGCAAAAATGGTCTGAATTGGTCAATCTTACTTGGGTCGGCAGTTGTGCCAAGTTGACATGCCCATGCATCTTCTGATTTTGTATATCGACAAGTTGACTTATATGGTTCTTGAGAAATCAGAAAGTTGAATGTAGACTGGTCACAAATTGGAATTGGTTTGTTCAGTGAAGACGAAAATATATTCAAGCACAAGTCACGCATTGCTTCACCACGGCCAGCCAATACACCAACATTGTAAATAGGATTGTCTTTAAATCTATCATAGATAAATTGACCATAAGTTTCGAACAAGTTTTGGTTACCCCATGGTTCATCTTTGTACAAAATGCTTTCAGAGGAGAACATCAACAGTTGACGTTGACCCATATGTTTCTCAATGTGTTTGAATGGGTCACTTTGGAAAATAACATCTTTAACGTCAGTTGTGATAACATAACGATGCTCGTTCTGCGACAAGTAATTGTAGATGTGTAGAAATCTCTCAACGTGTACCATAATATTGGACTGATAAACAAGGTTGCCTTGTTCGTCCTGTTTGAATCCGATAATTGTGAATCCTGTATCAGTGACTTTTTGTATTGTCTCTTTATCAGCATTCATCATAATCAAAACTTTATCACCAGTAAAACCTGACTGGTTGATAGAGTTAATCCAATACTTAATTGTGTCCCATTTATAACCGGTGGAACATCCGATAATCAAATCTTTCATAATAAATCTCCTCGTACAATTATATAGTTAATCTCTGGTCAAAGCAAGTATCTTTTGTATTTGTGCCTCTAATGTTTCTTTACGATTAGGCCACTTGATGATTGGTTGATCGGCAGTTTTCAACAACTTGGTCAAAAACGGCATGATTAGTTTTTCTACCTGTTGCAGGCGTTCTTTGTATTCTTGTACCGTATCGTCTTTTTCAGCAATAACGGAATTGTATTCTTCTTCATCTGTTGCCGTGAAACCAAAGTCATCATCGGCATACTCTTCCATTATTGCGGTTAAATCATATTTTTTGCTTGCCATATTATCCTAATGGGTTAGTTGGCCAAACAACATCATCCAATGATGTATACACATTTGTGATATCTCTGAGAGCTTGGCGATACATTAGTACATCAGCAAATTTCTGTTCTGTCATTGAATGTGGCACATTGATTGTAGTTTCTTCCTGCCATCTTGTCAAGACCCAATCTGTGGCAAATAACAAAGCATCTCTTTGATTTCTTAGTGTTGGTACATACATTGGAGGTTGGCTGGCCAAATCAGCAATAGCAGATTGTTCAATTAATGTAAGATTATTTGCAATCCATTGGATTTCAGGCAAATCGAAACCGGAGAACATTTCACCATTCGTTCTTTCAACAACAAAGATATTTCTTTCCGGTTCATAAGACAGAATACGAGTTGTTTCCGTGAATGGAAAATTTGTCTTCTCCAAAAAACTATTCTCTGAAGAAAATACATAAGTGGTGCCGTTAATTTTACAGGTAATACTGTCATTGTAAAAATCTATATTTACATATGTGTGTTGCATTATATTTGTCCTCTATTTACTTGTTTACAATTTTTATGATCTTGAATAACCGGCGGCCGCTAATGAATCCCTAACAGTACCAACACCAGCAGTATCAGTAGCTACCACACCTGTGTTTGATACTTTGTTGGTTATTGACACCTGACTACCTGTATATCCATATCCAAATATAGCTTTATCGATACCATATCCTGCGGCTGCTAATAAGTATCTTGCGGTGCCAACACCTGCGGTGTCACTAGCTACTACTCCAGTGTTTGAAACCAAACTTGTTATCGAAAGAGCTCCGCTGTTTCCGAATCCATATCCAAATATAGCTTTATCACCACCATAACCTGCGGCAGCTAGATAAAGTCTTGCAGTGCCAACACCCGTAACATCATTGCCAATTACACCTGTGTTAGATACTAGGTTGGTCATTGATCGTATGTCAGTGTCATATCCATATCCAAATATAGCTTTATCACCACCATAACCTGCGGCAGCTAATGTTCTTCTAGCAGTACCAACACCTGTTACATCAGCAGAAACAACTCCGGCGTTTGATACTAGGTTGGACATGGAGAGCACCGATGCATTTTCACCATATGCAAAGATAGCTTTATCTGTACCATATCCTGCCGCGGCAAGGTTTCTTCGTGCAGTACCAACACCAGTGGTGTCAGTAGAAACTACGCCGAGATTTGATACTTTATTGGTCATAGATACATATGCGTTAGTACTAGCAACAACTGCATATCCATAACCAAATATAGCTTTATCTGTACCATACCCAGCAGCCGCCAACCCTGATCTAGGAGTACCAACATAACCAGTATCCGTAGCAACGACACCGGTGCTTGATACTAGGTTAAATGATGCCATGTATCCGTTGACGCTGCTATCTCCATATCCAAATATAGCTTTCTGTGTTCCCATATAATAGAGTTTCATTAATTGTATGAAAGCCAGTTTAATTGAACCAGGTTCATAGGCGGAGACTGTAGCTGTTCCAGTGACGGTGTGGGTGTGAGAATATGAATTGCTTTGGTGGCCAGTCACGCCGGCCGGCACGCTGCTGCCTGTAGTTGCAGTTGTGGCGTGCGTGTGTGTCCAAGATGAACTGGTGGTTGAAGAATCAACTGTTGCAGTATCTGTTGTTGTTGTGTTGTGAACAGTAGCACTTGAATTGGAGTAACCTAGGAAAAATGTGCTCATGTTAACGGTACCAGCAGTACCATCACAAACTTTCCAATATGATGGTAATGATGAAAGTGTTCCATCAAACATCACAATAGTATTTGAGTATGCTTTATCAGCTGATGCTGCAATCCACATCTTATTAATTTTGCCATTGATTCGATTCACTCGAATGTTGTTGGAAACACCTGGATGGGTGTGTGCTTGTCCTGTGGAAGAACCTGGATTAAATACCTGGCCCGGAGGAGAACCACTGTTCCTTTGGCCGCCAAGCAGGTGGGCGTGGGTACCAGATGATCCAGAAGTTGCAGATACTTGTAATAATACGTTTACATAATCTGTAGGTGTAGATGCATCACCTTTAATATATCTAAAATCGGTCGAAGCAACTTTTTGAGTCCAAGAAACACCAAGATTTGAATCATTGATGTGTATTGTATTTGTTGGAAAAGTAGTTTGGTCTGTTGATGCCTTCAACAAAGTCACACCAGTTGAATATGGTCTGGCGGTGTTGCTGGTTGACGAATACGATAATGAGTGTGAGTGGTCGCCTTGTGGATTGCTGGCTATAGCTGAAATTGCACCGGCGGCCGCACCTTGTGTAAAATTATAACCAGATGTTGCAGTGTGAGCACCAGTGGTAGAAATAGTCATAGAAAATGACCAAGAACCAACGGAAGCCGCAGCAGTCGTGCCAATTTCACCTTGAGTTGCAGTGCCTTTAATATACAAATTATCAGCAGCTGCGTATCGAGACCAACCAGAAATTGCTGGATTGGCACCATTGTACATGATGATTGCGCCAGCAGGAATAACTGGATTTATAGTGATGCCGGTTGCTGAAGCGCTGACAGCAGCAATACTATTTGTTGCAGTTACTGTACATGAAATAATTGAACCAATATCAGCAAAAATAATTGTATAAGTATTTGCTGTTTCTCCTGAAATTTCAAGTGAATCTTTATACCACTGATAGGCATATGTGATTACTTCTTTTCCTGTCCAAGTACCAGTGCCACAAGTTAATACATTACCAACTAGTGCCGTTCCAGTTATTGCTGGTAAAACAGTATTGGTTGGAGCTGTATCACCACTCGCATAACGAGGACCAAACGAGCTCATCATCGTCAATAAAGGCATATTATAATCCTCAAGCCAATTTAGTCTGTGATATGAAAACAGTGTATGTTGCTGATGCAGTCTTAATAATAGTCATGTTATAAAAATCAATTGCATTTGCGTTACCTGATGTGAAAGCATTACCGCCAACATACTTAGGTGTCACGGAAGTACCATCAATTGAGAATGCATTTGGATAGTATGCGGTTGAACCATTTGTTATCAACAAAGCAATAGTTACCGAACGACCAGTTGATAACCAAGTATTCAAACTAACATCATTCGCAGCTGCAATGTTCCAAGTAAAATTGTTTGTTGAATTTGCAGTGAAATAAGAAACAGCACCAGATTGAATATAATAATTTAATGTGGCTGTCGGTGCTGAAGCACTAACAGTAACAGGTTCAATTGGACTCCTAATTGTTCCTGTAGTTATTGTTGGTGAAGATAATGTTTTGTTTAAGAAATTTTCTGTACCGGATAGTGTTGCGATAATGCCATCAAAATCAGGCACAGTTAAAATTCTTGTTGCACCAGTACTAATTGAACTTAACTGTAACTGCATCCTCTTTGTTGCATCATTCTCATCAATAAAATATGTTGTATTATCGGAGAGAGATTTGTTTGTTAATGTCTGTGTACCAGTTAATGATACAGCAGCATTAGCAGCTGAGAAAGCACTGTTAGCATATACACCAGATGTTACTGCTCTTTGATCTGCTGTTGCTGCGTTGGTTGTTGCGGTGTTTGCTTGAGTATACGCCGCATTGCCATGAGCATATGCTGTGTTGGCATACACACCAGAAGTTACAGCTCGTTGATCGGCTGTTGCAGCATTAGTTGTCGCAGTGTTTGCTTGTGTATATGCCGAATTGGTGTGATTGATTGGATCATAACCACGAATGAAAGCAACATCAGTAATTAGGTTTGCTGTTACATTGGCAATTCGGAATGATGCATGATTTGTGTCGATATAAGGTGATGCATCTGGTTCTGGATCGTAATTATAAAAGAACTTCCATATGCCATCTGAAGCGTCCCTAAACATACCGGCGTGGTGATAAACACCATCGTTGTAGTTACCAGCAAAACCAAGATCGGGATTGGAAACAGTATTATTTGCGTTTAGATAAATCATGTTATCTTCAACGCTGAGATTTGTAGCTTCAACTGAAAACACATTACCGGATACTGTTAGGTTACCAGTAACAGTTACATCACCAGAGATGGTGCCGCCGGTTGAGTTAAACTTTGTGTTGGATGTGGCAAAGGCTGAATTGGCATAAGAACCAGATGTTACAGCTCGTTGATCGGCTGTTGCTGCATTTGTTGTTGCGGTGTTTGCTTGAGCATAAGCAGAGTTGGCATAAGAACCAGATGTTACAGCTCGTTGATCGGCTGTTGCTGCATTTGTTGTTGCGGTGTTTGCTTGAGCATAAGCAGAGTTGGCATAAGAACCAGATGTTACTGCACGTTGGTCTGCTGTGTTGGCTGCAAGATAAGCACCATTAGCAAATATACCAGAAGTTACTGCTCTTTGATCTGCTGTTGCAGCATTAGTGTTGGCTGTATTGGCCTGAACATAGGCAGCATTAGCATATACACCAGCGGATAGTGCATTGGTTGAACCTGTGTTGGCCACATCAAACGCAGCATTAGCATATACACCAGCAGAATTAGCCGCAACAAAGGCAGCATTCGCCTTAATATCTTGGTAGAACAGTGGCCAAGTAAATGAACCGGTACTAAAGTCACCAGATACTGGAGTGCCAAGTGCTGGAGCTACCAATGTTGCAGAGTTGAAAGTTTTGTTGTTGACTGTTTGCGTGTCATTAACTTTCACCAACGAACCAAGAAACGTTGCGTTTAAATTGGGTGTATTTACTTTAGTTGTCATTTTGTTTTTTGCAGATACTGTTTCTGATATTTAGGCTGGTGGTGTGAAC